TCGGAGACGACCCCTTTGTCATGGATCAAAAAACCACCAAGAACCAAATCACAAAAAAATACTGGGAAGGTTGGGACACCGACTACCAGATGACTGGCTACACATTTGCGGGTCAAGCCATCTTCAACATTCCTGTTAAAGGAGTCATCATTGACGCCGTGCAAATTCAGGTCGGTGGCAGCAAATTCGAACGGGGATTTACAAACCGGACACAGGCACATCTTGACGAGTGGCTGGAAGAGACACACTATTACGCAGGCCTTGCTCGCAAAAACTTTGAACATGCATATTTCCCCATGAACCGCGCCAGTTGCGGTAATTATGGTGGCTGTGAATACCGAAGTGTATGCGCCCACTCACCTGAACAGCGGTTGAATTGGCTTCGCGCGAAATTCACGCAGAAACCTGTTGAAGATCGTTGGAACCCACTGGTTGAAAGGTAATATTGATGACCCTCGCTTATGAAATTGAAAAATTAATTGGCATTCAGTCAAACGTTTCATATACTGTTGGTGAAGATTTTTGGACAATAGAAGGCGGGAAACACACCATTACTAACATTTGGTGCGAGCATATTGACAATAATACTTGGTTTCATATTGAAGCAGATATACCAGGTAAAATTATTATGTCAATAGCTTTTCACGCTGTTTCAAGAGTTTACAGAAAGGTATGAAATGGTCGCCCTATCTGAAAACAAATCATCAAAGTTTGTAAAACTTATGTACATCGGCGACAGTGGCACCGGCAAAACCGGCTCACTTGTCAGCCTTGTTGCGGCGGGCTACAAACTTCGCATACTGGACATGGATAACGGCGTCCCAGTCCTTCGCAACTACATCCAAGAGCAGTGTCCGGACAACATGCACCTCGTCGATTACGAAACCTGCCGTAATAAATATAAGATGACAGATGGCGGCCCAATCGTTTCCGGCGCAGCTAATGCTTATATCAAGGCCACAAAACTGATGACCAAATGGTCCGATGACACAGTGCCAAGTGAATGGGGACCCGACACAGTCTTCGTCCTTGACAGCCTTACTGGTCTCGGCCGATCGGCTCTCGAGTGGGCAAGGTCCATGAACATGAACGCCAGAGATGGCCGCCAATGGTACAACACAGCCCAACGTAGCATCGAAACAATTCTCGCCCTCCTAACAAGCGACAGTTTCGAGTGCAATGTGATTGTAATTTCCCACATCCAGTACATTGAAAACGAGGATGAACCACGCAGGGGTTTCGCCAACAGCGTAGGCAAAGCACTCGGCCCCATCATCCCCAGCTATTTCAACACAATGATTTGCGCAGAAATGACTGGCATCGGAAAGAACGCAACCCGATCAATCCGCACAGTACCGAACCACCTCATCGCCTTGAAAAATCCAGCCCCGTTCAAGCTCGATGAAAAACTACCCCTTGGGACTGGACTTGCTACACTTTTTGAAAACCTGAAGGAAATATGAAAATGGCTAAAGTAAACTTTCAAGACGCACTCGACACAAAAATTGGCGATATCGAGCGCCCACCACTTGTCCCGCAAGGAACTTATACAGTTGCAGTTGCCAAAGTTCCAACCTACACAGCCGTTGGCAAAGATGATCAATACCAGTGCATTGATTTCGTGTTGAAAATCATCGCCGCAACTGACGACGTTGACGAGGAAGACCTTGCCAATTATGGCGATGTTACAAAATCATCAGTCCGCAAACGGGACATGTTCGACACAGAAGATAAAAACCGTTTCGCGCAGTCGATGTTTAGCACTCGCCGCTTCTTGCAGGACCACCTTGGTGTTGAAGGCAATGATGACACTCCCATAAAGAAACTTTTAGCAGATTGTGTCAACCATCAGTGCCTTGCAACTATAACTTGGCGGCCTGATAACCGTGATCCAGAGATCATGTATCTTGAAGTCAAAGGGACTGCGCCTGTCAATGAATAGTCACCACTCAGTACAGCGTATGGTGAGTATTTCCTAGTACGTGGCGCGTAGCAGCGGGTGGGTGGTTATTGTGGGTGATCGCCTGCCCGTTGTTTTTGAAGGAACAATCAAAATGACCTCTGGAAATTTCAGAACAATCGAAATAAACTCAATAACAATAGACCGCGAAAAGCGTCAGCGAAAAGAACTAAAGAACATAACTGAACTTGCATGGTCGATCAGCAGCATCGGCCTAATCAATCCCGTTGTTCTCACTCCCGAACTTGTCCTTGTCGCAGGTGAGAGAAGGTTACAAGCCTGTACCAGTCTCGGCTGGACACACATCCCCGCCCACCTGACAATTGATCTTGAAGACGAGGTTCTTCATCTCATTGAACTGGAAGAAAATGTCCGGCGTGAAAGCCTAACGTGGCAAGAGGAATGTCTTGCAGTTGAGGAATATCACCGCCTTAAAAGTAACATGAATGAAGAATGGAACCAGGCCAAAACAGCCGAAGCCCTTTGTATAACTGCACAGGAAGCGGGCCGAAAGGTACAAATAGCAAACGAGATAATCAATGGCAATGAAGCTGTTATCAGTGCTGATAAATACAGCGTTGCACGAAACCTCACAATACGTAAGGCGGAACGCGCAAGTGCAAACCAACAGTCTAACGCTCTTGCAGCACTCGCAGTATCTAGCGGCGAAGCGGACACAATCGAAGAGGGCAAAGCGCAGGTTGAGAAAAGGTCAATACCATTAAAATGCACTGATTTTATTTTATGGCAACAGAAATATAAAGGCCCAAAATTCAACCTTATCCACTGCGATATCCCATATGGCATCAATGCAGGTAATCAACAACAAGGCACAAATACTGCAATGCATGGAGAGTATGAGGATGATGCTGGAACTTACTACCAATTAATTGAGGTACTTGCACAAGCTATGGAAAATGTAGTTGATGAAAGTGCGCATCTTATTTTTTGGTTCAGTCCGCTGTACTATGAGAACACAAAATTACTTCTTGACAGAATGGGCTGGACAGTAAATCCCTTCCCATTAATTTGGCACAAACCTTGCAACACTGGCCTGCTTCCCGATCCAGATCGCGGACCCCGGCGAACATATGAGATGGCATTCTTTGGCAGCCGTGGGGATCGGAAAATTGTCCGTGCAGTATCCAATAGCATTGGCACGAATGCCCCCAAAGGCGATGACAAATATCACATGAGTCAAAAGTCCAGCTACATGCTCAACCATTTTCTTAAGATGCTTGTTGATGAGTACACCACTTTCCTTGATCCAACTTGCGGAAGTGGAAGCGCAGTTAAGATGGCAGAAGAACTGGGCGCCAAGACAGTACTTGGTCTTGAAAAATCTAGAGAGTTCTACAACCTCGCAAAGGAAAACTACTATGTATAGAAATGAAATCAACAACGAGCGCCAACAAACCCACGGCAACTACAGTGACAATGCCCGCATCAGTCAACAGTTAAAGCGATACATTCATGCCGAAGCTGTTGCACTTAACACCAATTTAACAGATGAAATGCAAGAAACAATTGACATGACCTGCGTCAAACTTTCGCGCATCATCAGTGGTAGGCCGAATGAACCCGACCACTGGAAAGACATTGCAGGGTATGCTAATTTAATTTGGGAACCACTAGAGAAAAAGAATGAAGAATAAAATTATGATAGTTGGTGAGGCCTGGGGCAAAGATGAAGCTGCACAGCGTAGGCCGTTTGTCGGCGGCACAGGTAAATTATTGCGCGGCCTCTTACGTCAGGTCGGCATTGATCCTGCCGAAACCTACATGACAAATGTCTTCAACCTTCAACCTCAACCCCGCAACGATATCAGAAACCTGTGCGGCACAAAACCGGAAGGCATAAAGGGAATGCCCTTCCTTCAACGCAGTAAATATGTGCTTGCAAAATATGAACCTGAACTTCACAGACTTTATCAAGAGGTAAAAGATGTTCAGCCTAATCTTATTCTTGCTTGCGGTGCCACTCCTTGTTGGGCGCTATTGGGAACTGAAGGTATTAAAAAACTTAGGGGCGCCCCGATCTTATCTAATGTGGGCAGCACTAAGTTACTACCTACTTATCATCCTTCTGCTGTTGCTCGTGATTGGAAACTTAGACCAATTGTCCTTTCAGATCTAGCCAAAGCAAAAGCCGAAAGCGAGTTCCCGGAAATCCGTCGCCCCAAACGGGAAATCTGGATTGAACCAAACACAGACGACATCGCCCGTTTCATTCGCAAATATATTATCCCATCACCTGACCTATCAATTGATATTGAAACAGTCGGCGGGAAATATATAACCTGCATTGGCTTCGCGCCTACAGTTGATCGCGCCCTTGTTATCCCTTTCCACGACAGCCGAAAGAAAGGCTGTAACTATTGGCAAACTCTATCAGAAGAAACAGCAGCTTGGGACCTCGTCCGCTACATATGTGGACTGGATAAAAACATTGTGGGGCAAAACTTCATCTACGATATGCAGAGATTGTGGGATGTGTACGGCATCCCCTGCCCCCATGCATCCAACGACACCATGCTACGTCACCACGCTATGCAGCCTGAAATGGAAAAGGGATTGGATTTTCTTGCATCCATTTATACCGATGAACTGAAGTGGAAATTCATGGGCAAGGGCGGCGGCTTAATTAAGGAGATAAAATAATGATCTACCTCGCCACACCTTACACACACCCAGACCCCAACGTCGAACATCAACGCTACCTAACTGTCAGCAAGTTCGCAGCCCGTATGCTTGTGCAAGAATTTATTGTCTTCAGTCCCATCACATACGGCCACACCTTCAAAGATAACTTCGGTCTTAAAGGTGACGCAGGCACATGGATGAAAGTAAACCTTGGCATCCTGCGCCATTGCGAAGCCATGTACATTCTGAAACAAAACGGATGGCAGGAAAGCAAAGGGCTTCATATTGAAATGAACTGTTGTAAGATGCTTGGCATCCCCACAGTTTCCTACCGCAGTGATGGCCCTGATTTTATACTTGATGACCCTGAATTTGATAACATTATGCCGGGGAAATTCTGATGAGACAGAATAGATTTTCAATCAACCTCACCTTACTCCGCCGCAAAGCAGGCTTGACGCAATTAAAACTATCAGTAGCGGCCGGCCTTTCCTGCAGTATGGTTCAACTGTATGAGAGTGATAGACGAACGCCCGGCCTAGTTTCCCTGATCAAACTAGCCGACACCCTTAATGTTTCACTTGATGAGTTAGTCCATGGCCCGCATAATCCAAACACAAACACTCGATCCGAAAGAAACCCTATCTCAGATGGACAACGATTGGATATACAACGGCCTTGATTGTTGTGTCACTCTGGAAATTGAAAAGGAATTGAAAGAACAATGTGATGAAACGAGTGAAAAAATATATCAACGAAGCCTCTCACTGCAAGCACCAGTCTTGGAGATGTCCCTCCGCGGTATTAAGATTGACCAAAACAAACGCGATGAAACTCTTCTCGAATTGCAGCGGCAAATTGTCCGATTGGAAGAACAGTTTTATTTCATCTTAGAAAATGGGCTGGGCATTACCATCAACCGCAAACTCAAAACTAAATACTGGCGATCTACAAAAAATTTATGCGATCTATTCTACCACACACTTGAACTCAAGCCCATACTTAAGCGTAATCAAACTGGCAAATACATGCCGACAGTTGACGAGGAAGCACTGGAAAAACTTGCTGTTAATTTTTACGCTGAGCCCCTATGTAATCATCTTCTCGTTCTTAGAGATTATGACAAACAACGTCAGTTTCTTGAAACAGAAATTGATGAAGATGGAAGAATGCGGGCGGGGTGGAATATTGCAGGCACGAACACCGGACGATTTTCCTGTAATGAAAGCGCCTTCAAAACTGGACGCAACCAACAAAATATAGACAAGCGACTGCGCGAACCCTTCGTTGCAGATGAGGGATACAAACTAGGTAACATTGATTTAGAACAGGCCGACGCCCGCAACGTCGGAGCAGTCTGTTGGCAACTCTTTGTCAACGAGCATGGGGAAAAATTTGCGGGGAAATTCCTAGACTATTGTGAAAGCGGCGACCTCCATACAAAAGTTTGTGAGATGGGGTGGCCCGAATTAGAATGGACAACTGATGAAAAACAAAACAGGAAGATTGCTGACCATATTGCCGAGCGGGCATTTTCATACCGTGATTTGGCAAAGAAACTCGGACACGGTTCTAATTATCAGGGGATCGTTAACGTCGCAAACTCAACCAAGCTACCTATGGCCCAAGTCCTCGACTTCCAAAAGAAATATTACAGTGGTTTCCCTACCATTCCACTATGGCACGATTGGGTCGCCAATCAACTCAAGACAATGGGCTACATCACAACCCTCATGGGGAGAAGGCGCTACTTCTTCGGCAGGCATGATGACAAAAACAATATCCGAGCGGCTGTTGCCTTCGAACCACAGAGTGTTACGGGGGATATTTTAAACGAAGGATTGATTAACCTTTTCCGCTCCGGACTTGTGCAAATCCTCGCGCAGGTTCACGACAGTATCCTCTTTCAATACCCAATTGAACAAGAGGATGAAATCATACCCCAATGTATAGATGCAATGACCATCCCGATTATTCTGGAAAAAGGTAGGGAGTTTATTGTTCCGGTTGAAGCAAAGATAGGCTGGAACTGGGGCGATCGAAAACATAACTATGACACTGGAAAGA